TATTTCGGCGTTTAATAAATCCGTTGGGCTAGTTGGTACTGCACCTGCCGTTGTTAGTTGTGCCATTTTTTAACTCACTACCGTAGTTTGGATTGTCGTTCCATTTTGGAAAACCGCCTTAATATTGTAAGTTGGTTGCGTTGCGTTTTGTTGTCTAAGAATTGTTAAACTTGCAAAATAAGGTGCGAATTGGGATTGTGTTCTATTTAAGGCAACATCAGGCGCAATTTGGGTCATAACAGAATTTTGCCCTGGTATGCCGTAATTTCCATAAACTGGGCTTTCCCCTTGGGTTAAACGCAAAGTTTGAATTAATGTTGCCAACCAAATATAAGACGTTTCGGTAATTTCTACCCAATTGCCGTTTGAATCTTGTCCATAGCTTCTCATGGTGATACTCCCCCTGAAACACCGCTTCCTGTGGTAACTCCAGTATGTTGATGCGCTAAGAATGGTTTACCATTTATAGTTAAAGTGCCAGTAATACTTATTCCCGATGATGTTATTGAGATTGTATTAGAACCTACCGACAAAGTAAGACTTGTTGAACTAGATACTTGAATACCAGTATTTGTAACCACAATAGAATTATCACCTGCGGTATCTGCAAGACTTGCCCCATCTGGTGCTTGAATAACTACCGCTTGAGGATTAACCGTTTCCCATGTAAGATTACCAATAGGCACAAAAACCAGAGCACCTAAATTACTTGCAGGAGAATTTAAGGGGGCTAAACCTTTGCCCAAACCATTTATTCCACCAAGTCTGGTATCAGCTGAAATACAAATTCCCAAGTCACCCACTTGAATAGGTGTACGAATGTATTGACTGCCAATAGTTGCGCAAGTTACTGGAGGAAGTGGAATGTTGGAAGTGCTATAAACTTCAAAGTTGACTGTGACAATTGCGCCATTAACTTCAACAACTACGCAAGGCAAAACTTTACCAAGGATGCTTAAATTATTCTCAATTTTCTGTTGAGAAAAATCATTCATCGTCCTTGCAAAAGGGGTTTTTTGTGCTTGACTCATAGTTCTTCTAATGTTAATGGCAAGCCAGGAATAACACAATCGACAATTGTTACCCAACTATTGGCATCAGCTTGCCTACTATTACCCACATGACGAATTTGCGTAATTAAAAAAGTACCGTCAAAAGACACTTGATTACGATATTGAGAAAAACTTGCAACAGTATTAGTTATGGGCGTTCCAGTTGGGAAAATAATAGTATCCCCAATATTCAAATCTGCCCTCATAACCAATTTGGCTTGAATCGTAGCAACATCAATCCAAGTAATATTACCAATTAAATCAGAATAATTGATAACTGCCGAACCAGGAACTGGAACTGTTCCATCAGTTAAAACAAATCCAGTTGCCGTATTTGCTATGCTTGCACCTAAATAATCAGGCAATTTCAAAATGTCTTTGCTTGTTTCATTAATCCATTTACCAAATGATTCAAGATTGGGATAATAACCTGTTACATCTTCGGTATAAACCAAATTACCACTCCATTCACCATTAATTGGTACATCTGGATATACGTTTTGCAATGCTTTTTCTACTGCGGGTTGAAGTGGTTCACCCGCTTTCCAATCCAAAACCAAATTAACTTCAGCATTTGGCATATATGTAGCAGGTGCAATTTGCAAATTAAGAACTATTTGAGTTCCTTGCCAATTAGCAAAAGATTGCAAAATTGTGCCGTCAATAATTAATCCTGCTTGAAATTGATTGGCAAATGGCAAACCTGCTGACATTCCGACAGAAATTTGTACACTTGCACCATTAAAATTAGCTGATTGGTTTATGTCCTGAAATGAAACTCCATAAATTCTGACAGTTCCAATTTGCGCAGGTTGATGATACAAAGTCTGAAATATGTCCAAATCCACACGAAGCGCAGAAGTATTATCTAATCCAATAGGCACGATTCCAGGCGTAACCATTGATGAATAAGTGATTGGCGCAAAAACATTTGGGCTTGTTGTTCCTGCGTTAATAACAATATTGTAAAAACGCATTTATGGATTAATCTCAAAATTTCCACTACTCGCCCTGTAAACCAGGGTTGAAGTCTTGAAATAACCAAACACCAAATTAATATCATAATCATCAGGCGATGCAATAATTGGTCTGCTGACAATTAAAGTCCTGAAATTATTATAAATATTAATGTAATACCTTTCGCCATAAATATTCCAAGTACAAGTTGCAATATACGTTTGACCATCCAAAGTAGGATTAAATTGAAATGGCTGATTTGGCGATGGGGTAAAAGCAATTTTAGTTGTCATTTTAACCACTCCAACTTGCGGTAGAAACTGGATTACCTGCCCCAACTTTAGACAAAAAATTACCCAAAACCTGAAGTGCGCCAGAAACGGTAATTAATGGTTGCACAAAGTCCCATTGATACATCAGTTGTACTTGCTTGTCACCTGCGCTACTAACGTCCCTGATGCCTGTTAAAAGGCAATTTGTATAGGTATATGCAGGGGTGATAACCGTAAATGTACCGCCTTGGGATATATGAGTTTGAATTTCTGTTTGTAAAGCGGTCAAAATAGCTTGCTTGATTAAATAACCCCCATCATTTTGGGCAGGGCAAACCATTAGCATACTAACTTTTAAAGGCATTTGAACAACTGCATTAGCCGCCATTTGCAAGTTAAAAAATGGATATTCCGCTACCTGCCAATCTGCTAATGTGCTTCCAGGCAAAGGCTTGTAATGCGCAAAAAACTGTCCTTCCTCAATTCCTGGAATATCAAACATTTCTGTCAAAACTGTAATTGGCAATAACCCACCAGGGATAAATTGCGCAATACCATTTTGCAAAATAATTGGTGATATTTCGTATGCGGTTTGAAATGCGGTTTGACCAAAAGAACTCATTTAATCCTCACTTCATTGCATTGGTTGTAATAGTGACATTACCACCAGTTGCATCTTGAACCAAAATTCTTTGAATATCACTTGCGGTAAAGTTGCTTCTTGAGTTTTCTTGTTTTGTCATAGCTGACATTAAGTTAGAAAGAACCGCAGGATTTTCTAAGTTTAAGTGCTGACCAGGCGCAAATCCAGTTCTAGCCAAAACACTTTTAATATAGGCTTGAGTATTATTTTCGGAAGATGGCGCATATTTGCTGACGATACCTTCAACGGTATCTAACTTATCACGCCGTTCGTAGCGTAATAATTGTCTAGCCATTGCCCTTAATCCTTCTTCATTTGAAGAAAATTTTTGAAATTGTGTTGCACTTCCAGGAACTCTTAAATTACCAGGATTCATAAACCTTTCAGCTATTGAACCGCCAGTAGGCGAAGTTTTTGCCATTTCCTGTTTAAATCTAGCCATTTCAGGGCTATCTTTTTGACCGCTTGCATAAAGACCATGTTCGTACAAGAATTGAGCAAATCTTGTTGACATGGAATAATTCATTGTTTCAGGAGTTAATTTTCCCTTTGCTTTTAATTCTGCATTTCTTTGTTCAGGCGTTTTAAGCAAATCCTGAATGAAATTGACGGCGTTCATCACCGTAATTCCAAAACTTTTTATGGAATTGTAAAATTCTGCAACATCTTGCTTAAATTCAGGCGATGTTAGATATTCGCCAAATTTACCAATATTTTCACCCAAGTTTTCAATCCATTTTTTTACATCTGGACTATCAAGCAAACTTGTTATGAATTTTGTTATTCCTTCAGATACCTTTTCAAAAGCAGGTGCAAGGGCAACCAGTTTGTCAATTAGTTTAGTTTCAAGGTCATTACCAGATCGTTTGAGCTGAACCCAAAAATTTTGCCATTTACGACTTGTTTCATCATCAACTGATAATGTATCCCTGTCTTGCTTTAATCTTTTAAAAGTCTCTTGTAATTCTTTTTGACTAAGAGAAGATAAGCGGCGTAATTCCTCAAGACTAAAAACTTGAGTAAGACCCATTGCTTCGGCATATTGTTTTGTTCTTCCGCCTTGGTTGAACATCCGAATCGCATTGGTGATTATTGATGGTAATGCTTGCTCGGCATTTTGATTTGCACCAAGCCCTAAACGGCTCAAAATCGGTCTTCTTGATAAGTCTGACTGAATGTCTGCTATGTTGCTTAAAACCTGTCCTGGGTTGATATAACGTCCCAAATTGACGTTTGCGGCTCTTAATCCGCCAGTAGAAATACCCAATCCTTGCGCTTGTCTGCGGTAATCGCTTGCGCTTGCGCCTAATGCGCCCAAT